CCCTGAGGGCATAGAGGTTAGATTAGTGCAATTATACCAGCATTGGAAAAGAAAATAATCCCCAACACTGGTAATACCTGAAGGTAAGTTAAACCCTGAGGGCATAGAGGTTAGATTAGTGCAATTACACCAGCAAGCACGAAGAAAATTATTCCCAACAGTTGAACCAAGAGCTGTCTCATCAAAGTAAACATCAGTGCATTCATCTATTGCAGTAATAGCCTCATATGAATGGGTTAGAACATCATTCCCAGACTTATTCCAGTCATTGGCAATTTCCCACTCGCCGGTGGAACTGATATTAACTTCACCATTCGTAGTTTCTATCCATTCTGCATCTCCTTTTTTGCGATAGAAAAGGGAAAAAGAACCAACGACATCAGTGACGGATCCACGATAAGCCTTAAGAGTAAATGTCCCTGTGGAGGTCCAGTTGCAAGTAGTTATAAAATCATAATCTGCCATTGTTTCGCCTCTTGTTTCAACGATATAACAATATCCTTATTGGTTGCTTTCACTACGCTTTTACCAGCAATTACAGCATTATCAACTATTTCGGCAGAGACGGTATATTTGCAAACTTTCAGAGTGATAAGTTCTTCTCGTTTTATAATCTCGCCTTCCGCCCCTTTTTCTTCAACTATAACTGTGTCGGTTAGTTGTTCTTCATATTTTCTGGCTGACTCTAAATCCATATCAGATACTTTAATTATTATGAAGTTAGGTAAACACTGGTACTTTTTCCATTTCCAACCTTCTGGCCGCACTGCTACCACATCGTATTGACACATACGGGCATCATAGCCTTGTTTCTTATCCGCACTAAAGGAATTTACTTCCTTTGAAGTTAGTGTATCCATCCAATGTGATTTAGCTTTAACAAGTATTTCTACTGCCATAGTTACTTTCCTTAATTGTGAATAACGTATAATAATGGGTTAAAGTAGATTCTATCTGTATGAGTTGCCCATCCCAAAATTCTAACCACATCATCTGTGCCGCTTGGAGCAGTCTGGGTTAAGCTACCTTCTGTTGTACTGAGATATACAGCATCACCTACTGTCCAATCCCATGAATCATCTCTTACAAAACTCCCTGGCAAAGCTACATTCATGGCCTCGCCATCAGTTTTAGTTTCAAGAGCAAGGGCTAGTAAACCACCCCCAGTTGCTTCTGCATCCGCATCAGCCAAGTGCCATTCCCCATCAGAATGAAGATATACACATTGTAAGGCGGTAACGCTCTCACCTGCGTTAATGTCATTGGTTTGCGGTCCTGTAGCTGTATGGTCAGAATCTGGAGTGACATCAACGCTAGTAGTTACCTTATTAAATGTTGCATTGCCATCTTCCGTGCAAGTAGCATTGGAAGGAACTACATCATTTTCTCCATTGCCTATGATAATTGCATCTTTGGTTAAGGTCTCTTTGGTGGTTACTGCATCAGCCGCACCGTACATCCGATGTGCCGAAGCATTTAAAGGAATTAACAGACAGAATAAAAGCAGATAGATTAAACTCTTCATAATTCCCCCCTTAACTAGCCTCAAAATAGAGTACGCACTTTCCCTGAGCAGCATTGATAGAGTTGCCGATCAAATGGAATGTCCAGGGTCCAGCACATAACCGACTGCCCAATCCGTCCCCTATTTGCGGTACTGCCTGTTCAGAAGTCACCGAGCTTCGATTGTTCAATTTTCCACCGAATACATCTACTCCATACTCATCCCGTATTTCGATGTCATATTGATCTGTCGGTACCGGTACTCCCGGATCAGTAACTGCCATGAGACAATATCTACCCTGTATATTGGCAATTATGGTATCCCCAAAATCAGTTTGGGGGACAGAGCCATCTGCATTGGCTATCCAAGAAATCTCCACCTTATTTTTATTTCCGGTAATAGTTACACTTCCAGCCATGGTTTTCTCTCTCCTTATTGCTGTTTTGTTTTTTCTTTCTTGTCCAGCTTTTGCCCGAAAACAACCCCAATTATAGATCCAATGGTCATAACCGAGCCGATAAGAGTATCAATATTTTGTGACAGGATCTCGGATTGCTCAGGCGTAATCCAGCCCATAGCCACAAAAACGCCCAAAACAGCTGTTAATGCTGAAACTAAAGATATTCTTCTGCCTCTGGTCATTTACAAGTCCTCCTATTTTAGGATTTTAAATATCTTGCCGTTTATTGTCGTAGACAATAAAGACTATGTAGACAATATGGAAAATTTATTCGCCTTTTCAGAAATATATTGATCGAGCCAATCCTCGCGAACCCTGATCCCCTTGCGTTTGCCTATGCGAACGCTTTTCAACTCCCCCATATCAATTAGTTTATAGACGTAAGGTTTTGATGCTGGGTACCCCCGCTCCTCCAGTCTGTGTATCACCATAGGTATTGATAAAAATTTATTTCTGCGTACCGGCCGTAACGTTATCTTTTCCCAAGCCAACTCGGTCTCCTGAAATTCCGGATCGCTTGACGCCGATCCTGTCGTTCTGCGGGCTGGACAACTTTTTCTTTTTCTTTGGCAATAGAAAAGGTCTTTCCCCGCAATAAATGGATTCCCCCCGTAGGCCACTCCGGATCAGCAACTGCCATAGCCAAACATTCACAATCTAATAAATGGTTATCTCGCCTTATCTGTACCCATGTTTCTATTCCTTTCTGGTCAATACGTTTTTTTTCGGCTAAAATTTGCTTGGCATAATGCTGATCAGTCTCTGCGTGCAGATAACCAGCCATAGGACCTTGCTCGGCTGCCTGTTCCAAGCTGTAATGCAGAGCCTCTTTTAATTTTGCCGTGTCCAGAGATACGATCTGTAACCCCCCAGGAATAGCCTTGCCGCTGGGTGTTTTGTCTAGAGCTTTACCCAGGTGAATCTTGCCGGCTAAAGGTCGAGATGACCCTTTTGTCCCCCATACACGGCAACCACGGCCAATGCCGTTTCTACGCAACCACCAGTATGTTTCTTCAGTCATAGACATATCCTGGTATTTCTCGCCGCCGCCGGTATCAATGGCCGCCCTTAAAATTCTCATGGTTTCCCCTTCCATATCCTGGACCGGGTATTCTGTAGCAAATAATAGGTTTTCCAGGTCTTCCCAGGTAGATAGCATACCGTAATGAATCAACCAGCGGGTGTAATCGCGTGCCCAGGCTCTTACCACAAACCAGAAACCGTATTTCTGCACGTCAATGCCCGCAGTCAGGCATATAGCCTTTTGTGGTACTGTCTGTTGAGGCAGGGCGCAGCGAGCATCCAGAATTTTAGCCTCGGAAGTAACCATAACGTCATACGTCCACGGCTCGGCCTTGTGCTTATTCATGAAGTTGCGCAGCTGGATCTTATCTTTTTGCCCTTTCAAAAAATCGGCAACCGGATCAGATAAAGAAACAAAAGTGGAGATCCAGGACGGCCAGTGAAAGCCTATCTTTTTAGGACGTACGGCTTCCAGGTAAACAAAAAGCTCCCGCCCATCATCCCTGGCTTTCCACTCTCCCATCCTTACTGCCTGATCACGGACACTATCATCCCATTTAGCACCGCAATGCGGGCATTCGTACCAAGCTAAACTTTCTGCTTTTATGAGTTCCGGGTCCCATTCCTCGTTTTCTTGTTTGGGCGGCCATTTGATCTGGTCGAAAGACATTAATTGCTCTGCACCGCAATGAGGACAATGCACCCAGTAGTCGAAAATAACCTGGGCCTCGGTGGTAAGGGCTACCCAGATAAACCCGGTTTCTATAGATGGTGACGATATTTTCCATATTTTGCGGTTATATCGATATGTGGTGGTCCTAATTTCGCCCAGAGCTATGGAGTCGGCCTCCCGCTTGCTGACTACCGCCTGATATTTGTCGGTTTCGTCAAATATCAAATACCGGATTGGCTTATTGGCCAGACGTGCCACAGACCGCGCCCAGGCCATATATATGGGCATGTGCCCCAAATTAATCCGGTAATTAGTGAGATCCGCGCTTACCTCGGTCAATAGTTCGCGCAATTTCCGGCTAGCAGTAAACATCGGCTTAATACGATCCCGGCAATTCTCTTGCGCAGTCAGCTCGTCAGGGTAGACATACAGTACAGGACCGGGCATTCTATCCGCCGCATATCCGACACAGTTATTGACTGCCTCACTGCCCCCTGTCTGTGGTGGTTTACACAGGATTATGGTCTCGACCGACGGAAAGAAAGAGGCGTCCATAATACCCGGCAAATACGGAGTTACCTCATTGCGCCACTTGCCGGGCAAAGAGGACATAGTAAGCACGCGGTACTTTTCGACCCACTTTGAAGGAGGAATTTTGCGTTGTTTGCGACAGATACGTCGCTCAGGAATGGTAAAAGAGAAATGTTTTAGGGGCGCGCCTCCCAGAAGAGAGGGCGGCAGCCATGAGGTAGATCCAGTTTTAATTTTGATACAATCAATAGTGTTTTGTGGCATTTATATCGATCATCTTTATTCCCCCCTGGTTAATACGCTGTTATGGTTAATATTTTTTATTTTATTTAGATAAATTACTGCTCTATAGCTCTTTATTTAGGTCTTTATTAAAGTGCTGAAGCGTTTTTGCGCAAAAGGCCTGAGCCATTTCTTCATTAGGGAAAACATACATATACCCCTGCTTTCCTTCGAGCAGTCTTTTAGCACGTTTAATATCCTCAAAGATATCGGGTTCGTAATCCCAACGGTTCTTTATAGATTCTTTCTCATCATTCTCTTTCATTGTTCAAACCTCCATTTCAGCTTATCTCTTAATTATTTGACAATACCTTTAGTTCTCACATTTAGCTCGTGTATATAGTTTTCTTTCAATTTGGTCTTTAAAGTCCGCTCCAGGCTCTTATCAATTATTTTTTTAAATTCCTTAGGCACGCTGGGTCCCCATAACTCCTCAATGGGTAATCTTGACCGCACCATGGCAGCCTGGCCTTTTTTAGCACGTCCGGTTTTAGTTCTTCGCCACCGCTTACGAGGCAGTAATTTACTTGACTTACCGCCTCTGTGAAAAATTCCCAAATGCCCGCCGCTGCCCACTCTGGTAAAAAATGTCCCCGGATATTTTGTCCATTTTCCCCAGGCCTTGGCTTTAACGCCTTTTTTGGTTTGACTGGACGGAAACTCAGCCAGAGGAATATGTTTGCCGCTGGCCCTTAACCGTCCTACTAACCTGGCTGGAATAGCCTTATCCATATCTACATAAGGACGTATTTTAGCCTGAGCCAATCCAGTAGCCTTAGCCAAAGACCGCACACTCAATGTCCGGCCATGTTTTAATGTTTTGTTAATAGCCGACGCGCCGGCCCTTGGAATAATGCGTCTTTGCATGGCTGTAAGATCTCTTTCCAATTCCTTAGTATCGATAGTGATTGAAACATTCATGGTGTCGTCCTCTGTTTACTGATTAATATCCTCATCCCGGTAATAAATATGGGGCGCCAATTCCTTTGTAAAAAAGTGGAGTAATTGAGACAGTCTACCCTCATCATAACGCAATATTTTATTTCGTTGCTGAGGCATAGTTTTCGACAAATATCTGAATTGTAAACCCTCTTTTGTCTGCTTTCTCAGATCCCGGCAAAGAAGCATTATATAATTATCCGAAAAATTATGTACTTTGGCAGCCTCTTTGTAGTTAGGATATATTCTAATGATTTCACCATCTTTAATCAACGCGACTCTTCTTTCTCTATTGATTTTCTTGCTCTTCATGCACGTCTCTTCTTCTCATGGCTAAATATCTCTTTACTTCGGCTTTAGCACATTTAGGGGTTTGTAGAGGACTTTGCCAAAATATGGAAATCTCTGCCATTTCGATTATTTTATCAGCGGGATTCCATAAATACTTAATAACAGGTGCAAAATCAAAGTTATTTGTCATGCTTCTTTTCGTCCTCCTTAGCTCCTAAAATCATTACCTGATATTCTTTTGTCGAGGCATACTCGTTTAATTGCTCATCAAGCCGCTCGTTCAGCATAGCTATAAGCTCAGGGACCTTTTTCATATTACCCTCTACCAAAGTAATTATTTCAGCGGACATTGACTGGAAAAAATAACGAAAACCAGCCTCGAATACTGATGCTCTCGCAGCTAATTCCAATTCAAAATCGTCTTTGGGCAAATATTTCCCTTTTTCCACGTCAAATTTAAATTCTTCCCGCTGGTTCTGGATCTCCAGTTTTTTAATTTCCTGGGACAGTTTTTGCTGCTGAAGAGGTACTCGTTCCTCTTCAGCAGCTGTTTGCCCGGAGTCTTTTCGGATCAAAAAAGAACGAGCATATAAATTGACTGCCTGGACCGAAAACGCTCCCTGCTTTTTCCTGAGCTTGCCCTCCTTGAAATGGTTATAAACAGCTCTTTGGGAGACTTGCCAGCCTTTGTCTATTAAGTATTTATGCACTTTGGCAATGCTAGTAAATTTCATTAGGATATAATATTAAATTTTCTTTTCTTCATACGTTCCATCTGGTAGTCTTTTATATCGCCATTTTCGATCAGGATCGACGTGACACTCCACGGGGCAAGCCCCGTGGCTTCTGCTTAGTTTTCTAAGCATTCTTTTTCTTGTTTCAACGACAGCTCTAACGAACTATCTCCACAAGCGTTAATTCCGCTGTGCCCCAGCGTATTT